CGTCTACAAGCGTGGTCGGACGAGGCATCTGGCCCATTGCGTAGGCAAGAGCGCCCTGACCGCAAAGGAAGAAGGGTTCCACATCGATCGCAGCAGCGCCGACGCCCTTGAGGAGCAGACGCTGGGTGATCTCGGGGATTTCCTTGTAGATGATGCCGTTGAACACCAGTTCGCCGCCGGTAAAGATCGGGTTCTTCTTTTCCGGGGTGTTTTCACGAGCGCGGGCGTCACGGTTGGCCTGGTACATGACCGGGTCAGCCTGCAGATCGCGGAAGGCGCGGCTGCCGAGGAAGCAGACATACCATTCCTGGTCCAGCTCTTCGATCATCCAAGGATTGATCTTCGGGCGGCCATTGTAGATGCCGGGGTTGTTCGGATCGACGCCGGAGGCCTTGGCGGCATCCTTTGCAAGATTACCGACAGCAGCCGTCATCTTGTCGTTGGTGCTGTCCACGTTCGCAACAGCGGTCGCGAAGGTGGTCGAGTAGTTGCTCATAGCCGAGCCGAAGACGACACGGTCATAGTTCGCGGTGACCCACGAGTTCTTGTTGCCAGCGGTCGCAGCAGACCACTTGATGCCGTTCACACGGTTGCCAGGCGAACCGAAGCGACCCGGCTGGACGGATGCCGATGGGATAGACAACAGAGCATCGACGATGTCGTCGCGAACGATACGCTTGGACCAGCCGCGCAGAAGACTGCGAGCCGTCGAGCGAACGCTGAAGGACGATTCCTTGTTCTGCGCGCGGTTGTTGGCCACAGCATTACGAGCCCAGTCTGCCCAGAGAGGCATGCCGTAGCTGTCGATCTGCTCTTCGTTGCCGCGCAGGGTGCCGGCGCCGACGCCATCGCCCGAAAGCTGAGTGACGAGAGGAACGCGGATTTCCTTGCCATCGGCTTCGAGGTCCGACATGCGAACGATGACCGACTGAGAATCGCTGCCCATGTACGGATCGAAACGCGAGCTGCGCAGGAAGTCATAGGCGACATCGGTGCGAAACTTGATGAGTTCGTTATTGGGGTGGTTGACGGTGAGTGCCATTAGGCTCGCTCCAAGTTGTCAGCCGTGGCTTAGCGACGGCCTGACGTTACGGAAGAGAACAGCGCTCCATCGCTTTGATCGCTCTGGCCGGCTGGCGCATTGCCACCGGCTGGAAGACGACTGAGAGAGGGAGGCAAGTTCGTGACGGGCGTTGGCCGACCGCCGGAGGCCTGACTTGGCGTTGCGCCAGCGCGGATGCGCTCAAGAATCTTCGCCTGCTCGGCGGGATCTGCGAGACGCCTTTCGATTTCCGAGTTGAGCCATGCATCAGGATCGTCGCCGACCTTGGCGAATGCCTGCTGCTGCTTGTGCCACTTCACCAGATTGTCGAAGAGGTTCCCCGGCTTGGAAGCCAAAGACTGACCTTCCGGTGTGCCGAACAAAGCCTTAGCTGCCTCTTTCGCGGCGGCCATTGCTTCCGCTCCATGGATCTGCGTTGCCTGCATCTCCAAGATCAGTTCTCGGGTTTCCTGCATCTGTTGCTGGACCGGAGAAAGCTGGCTTTTCAGGAACGCATCCGGGTCTTCGAAGATCGAGAGCGGTTGCTGTTCCGGCTGTGGCTGCGGCGCTGGCTGGCGAGTTGCCGTAACCATGCCGCGAAGCTCCGCGACTTCACGACGAAGGGCTTCAGCTTCCTGCTGGGCCGCCTGTCGCTTCTCTCGCTCGGCTTGCACCGCGCCGACAGGGACATTGCCACCCGATGGGGCGGCCTGCTCTGCGACTGGCTGCGCTTCTGCTACCGGGGCTTCGATCACGGCAGGCTTATCGACCTGCTGAGTTGCGAAGCGCCCGCTATCGTCGCGCGGCTGTGGTGCTGGCTCTTGCTGCTGTTCCGAAGCTGGTGTGCCCGAAACGATGGAATCGAAGATGTCGTTGTCCGAGAGTTCGTCGGCCATTGTGTATGTCTCCAATGTCGTGGGAGGTTTCACGGATCGCCCTTGAGCCTGGCGGCGGCTTTCGCCCGTCAATAGTCGGCGGCACTCTGCTGATTTACGGGATCAGCTCCCGAAATCGCCCTTGAGGATGGCGGCTCCTACTTCAGGGAAGGCTTCACCAAGGATTTGCGTAATATTCCCGATAGGTTTGGCGAAGGCGCCTACTGCCATCGGGAAAGACTTTCTCCGCAAATAGTTCTTCGTCCAGCTTTCCCAGAGATTCGAAATGCTTTCGGCTGCGATCGAGGGCGGCGCTGCGCCCTGCCGCATACGAAGGAAACCCAGAGCCGCCATCAACGGGCTGGGAGCAAGCAACCCAATGCCCGGATTGCGTCTGGTAGATCGGATAGGTTTTCATGCCTCTTCCCTTGAGTCACGGTTGATGTTGTCACGATGCACCGCCATGCGCTCTTGGCGGCCCAGATCAGCTTCGCGCTGCTGGTGTGCCACCTCGGCAGGCTTCAGCACCGTTTCAACGCGGGTGCGCTGGGTCTCGGCGATGGTCTTGGCCGTGTTGGCATCCTTGTTGCGGATGTTCGCCAAGGTCTCCTCAGCGTCCAACATCGTCGACCCAGGCGCGCCTGGCTGAGGCTGAGCGTTCGCGTGAGCATCCGCTAGCGCCTTCACCGTTTGCGCTTCCTTGAGCTTGGCAGACGCGTTGATGTCGTTGATTTCGGCTCGCTGGCCTGCCTGCGCTATCGGGTCTGGCTGCGCGGCCTGCTGTTGGGCCTTCTCCAGAATGTCGTTGGCCTTCTTCTTCACGCTGCCAGGAAGTGGTGATAGCTCGATGAGCAACTGAGGCGGCACCTGAACGCCCTTCTGCGCCATCAGAGACAGCGTGTCGTAAGCGTCCTGCTGCATGTTGATGGTGTCGGGGCCTTCATCGATGATGATGTCGACATCGAGCGAGCCCAGAGCGTTGACCAGCGCCGGCATGCCCGTATTGGGATCAACACCCATCTGGTTGACAGCGAAGAACTGCGCGAGATCCTGATCATCGGTGACGCGAATCCAGCGCTCGCCTGTCCAGTGCTGCTGGATGGCGCTCCAGATCGACCGATAAACGCGCAGCTTCCAGTTCTTGAACGCCGACAGATACGGGCCAAGCTCGGCAATCCCGGCCTGCTGCTGGAACTGCATGGCGCGGCCGGAAAGCTGATCCGTCCCCTGCCCGACAAGCGCCGGGTTGAAACCGTAGTTCTCGATCTCGTTCTTGGCGTCTTCGAGGAATGCGAGGTGGCCCTGCAACTCCTGCCCCTTGGCGCCATCATCGGGCGTCGGCGGCTGGCCTATGAACTCGATCACGCCGTCTGGCCGAGCCATTTCCTTGCGGACATGTTCAACATCGTTGCCGGAGCCCTTCTCAATGAAGATGCGGCGGCTGTTGAGAGTGTGCAGCCCCTTGGAACGGCGCTGGTTGATCTCGTCCTGGCTGGACTTCATGTTGCGCACGAAGCCGTAGCGGTCGCCATCCTGGTCCACGTTGGCCGAGAACATCAGGTATTTGCAGATGGACCGCTTCTTCTCGTCCTGCAGGTATGACGGGCCAGACGCCAGCACTGTGAACCCGGTGTAGATGCACCAGAACCATTCGTTGCCGACGAGGTACCAATGATCGACGAGGCGCAAGCGATTGCCGCGCGTCTCCGAAGAGCTGTACCACTGCTTCTGGTCGCTATCCGGGTCGCTGGTCAGTTCGGCGCCCGTGTCGACGGAAGCGCGGATCTCCTGCTCCTTGTCAGCGAACATGGCGACGGTGGCATCGACATCGGCCCACTTGCCAACGCCCATATAGCGAGCATCGGAGAAGTCTGGCTTGAGCGAGCGCGGGTCGTAGAAAAACGACGAAGGATCGACATCCTCAAGTCCGATATCGACATCCCCAGTATCGCCGGGGACAAGGTTGAGCTCGACGCCGGCCAATCCGTCCACGCCACCGTTGAGGCCAGCCGTCAGGGACTTTTCAGGCCAGCGCTGCTCATCCGTGACATATCGAAGTGTAGCGGTCGCAACCTCTGCGCCCTCTTCATGCTTCGGTGTACGTGGATAGCCGCGAGGATCCTGCTTCTGCCGCTCCAGCAGCCCCACCAGCGCGTTGATCTTGCGTCCGATGCGATTGTAGGTGACGACAGGCTGCTTGCGCTTGTTGAGCACCTTGATCTGATCGGCAGTGTATTGGACACCGTGATAGTAACGCCGTGCGTTCTGCTGC